GTTCGGCTTCTAGGCCTACCTGCAGGTGACCGCTTTCACCGGTACGGACGTGACGGTCAAGCTGCAGGACTCCGCCGACAACGTGAGCTTCGCCGACGTCTCCGGCGGAGCCTTTACCCAGGTCACGACCGCACACGCTACGCAGCGGCTCGCTGTGGCCAACACGGCTACGATCCGGCGGTACGTCCGGGCGAGCACCGTCACCTCCGGCGGGTTCTCCTCGGCAACGTTCTCCGTGGTTCTGGCCGTGAACCAGGTCGCGGGGGTGGTGTTCTGATGCAGACGCAGGAACCTTGGCGGCCGGAGCCGGCCGGACGTCCGATCGACTACCTCACATACTCGATCCGGGCCGGCCGGGACACCTCCGTGGTGGCCGCGTGTAAGGACGTCGGCTGTCAGAACTGGCTGCACGGCTGGGAAACCACCGTGGACGAGGCGACAGACCTCGGGCGGGCCCAGGCCGCGTACATCCGGTACAAGTCCGGCCGCACCTCAACGGAGCGGCGCACCGGTACCGGCCTGACCGTGTTCCGGTTCGAGGCCTTCCAGCGCTGCTTCGTCGAGCACCGGACACGCCCGGACACATTCTGGGTCCGCGACGGCGACTTCCGCGGCAACCCGACCCAGCGAGTGGTGCGGCACGTTCGTGCCGCCGACTGGATCGAGGACTTCCAGGAGCACGAAGGCTCCCTGGCTGATCTACGAGAGAAGGGATAGGCCATGGCAAAGACCAGCGGCCTGGGAGCGACGGTCACCTGCGACGACGCGACGCCGACGCCGACCGTCATCAGCAACGACGTCACCAACTTCGCGTTCAGCACCCCGCGCGGAGTGCAGGACACCACCGGCGTGGACAAGTCGGCGCACGAGCGGTTGCTGCTGCTCGCGGACTATTCGGCGACCCTGAATGGCGTTTACAACGCGACCGGGGCGCACCTGGTGTTCAAGTCGATCTCCTCGACGTCGGTGCCGCGCAACCTGAAGATCCAGCCGATCGCGGGCAGCACGCCGTACCTGTCGTGCTCGTGCCTGCTGACCGACTACACGGTGACCCGCGCCAACGCCGGCGAGCTCACGTGGGCCGTGCCGGCCGTGCTCGCGGACGGCACCGTCCCGACCTGGAACTGAGGGTTGCGATATGGGCTTCAAGGCCACGAAGAAGTACCACCTGGTGTTCGACGAGACCACCGACCTGGAAGGCCTCGACGTCGTCGTCCGCGGCATTTCCACCGCGCAGCTGCTGCGGATTCAGAAGCTCGGTACCGGGTTCACCGCGGCGAAGCTGGACTCCGGTGCGTTCGAGGAGATGGTCAGTGTCCTGTCCGCCTCGATAGTCGAGTGGAACCTCGAAGACGACGACGACCAGCCGATCCCGACGACGGTTGAGGGGCTGATGTCCCAGGACCCCAACGTCATTATGTCGATCATCACGGCCTGGACGTCGGCGGTCGGCGGCATCGCCGCCCCTTTGGGCGGCGGCTCGACCTCTGGGCAGCCGTCCCTGGAGGCGTCACTGCCGATGGAGACGTTGTCACCGAGCCTGTCGAGCTGATCCACGCCCGCCTGCTGTTGCGCTGCCTGGAACGCTTCGGCGGCTACACCCTGGCGACGCTGCTGGACGAGGACGCCGAGCTGTTCCAGCTGATGGCCATCGAGGAGAGAGGAAGACCCGCGGATGGCGACCCGACCTGAGCGCACAGCGCGCCACCGGGTCCTTCCGCATGCGATCGGGAGGCCCGCGTAGATGGGCAACCTGATCGAGATCGTCATCTCGGGCAAGAACGAGGCCAAGGCCGCCTTGGCCGAGGCCAAGGCCGACTCCGCCGACCTGTCCACGAAGATGAGCAAGGTCGGCCTGGTCGCCGGGGCCGCGCTGGTCGGCATCGGCGTCGAGGCCGGGAAGATGGCGACCGCCTACGAATCCTCGACGACGCGCCTGGTGACGTCAGCGAACGAGTCGGCGTCGAACCTGCAGATGGTCGGCAAGGGCATGCTGACCATGGCCGGCCAGGTCGGTACCGGCGCCGAAGAACTGTCCAAGGGCATGTACACGGTGGAGTCCGCCGGGTACCACGGCGCCGACGGCCTAACGGTGTTGAAGGCCTCGGCTCAGGGCGCGAAGGACGAGAACGCCGACCTCGGCACCGTCGCCAACGCCGTGACGGATGTGCTGGTCGACTACCACGAGAAGGCCTCGGACGCCGCCGACGTCACCTCGAAGATGGTCACGGCGGTCAGCTTCGGCAAGACCACGTTCGAAGAGTTCTCCGGCTCGATGCACAACATTCTGCCGCTGGCCTCGGCAATGCATCTGCAGTTCTCCGACGTGGCCGGCGTGCTGGCAGAGATGACCGCGCACGGCATGTCCGCCGACCAGGCGTCGCAGAACATGGCGAACGCGATGCGGTCGCTGATCGCCCCCACGGCGAAGCAGGAGCAGGAGTTCAAGGCCCTGGGCATCTCCTCGGACGAGGTCCGGACCAAGCTGTCCACGGTCGGCCTGGCCGGGACGATGCAGTTCCTGGCCGAGACCGCGAAGAAGGTCGGTCCGAACGTCCTGGACCAGGAAGCGGCACTGAAGAAGCTGATGGGCACCGCGCCGGGCCTGAGCGTGGCGCTGATGACCACTGGCGAGAACTTCGACTCGACCACCGCGGCCATCAAGGGCATCAGCGGTGCCAGCGCGGACGCCCAGGGCAACGTGAAGGGCTTCTCCGAGGTTCAGGGCACCCTGGCGTTCAAGGTGGCTGCGGCGAAGGCCTCCTTCGATTCGCTGATGATCGAGCTGGGCCAGAAGTTCATTCCGGTCCTGAAGGACCTGATGGACTGGATGGGCCGGAACCATGACGTCGTGGAGAAGGTCGTCGAGGTTCTTGCCGCGCTGGTGATCGGGCTGGCGGCGTACTCGCTGGCGACGAAGGCTGCGGCCGCCGCGACAGCCATTTTCGAGGCTGCGTCGGCGGCGCTGACGGCCGCGCTCGAGCTGGACCCCATCTTCCTGATCATCACGGGTTTGGTCGCGCTGGGTGTCGCGGTCTACGAGCTGGCGACGCACTGGAAGACGGTGTGGGCCGACGTTAAGAAGGTGGCCGAGGACGTCGGGAAGTTCCTGTCGAGGATCTGGGGCGACGTCAAGACCGACGCCGCACAGATCTGGGGCGATGTCCTCGGCGTCATCAAGGGCATCTGGGGCGGCCTGGTCACGGCCTGGAACGACAGCGGCGGGAACGTCACCGCGGCGATCCACGACGCCTGGGAGAAGATCGCCACCTCGGTTGCCGAGGAATGGCACCACATCACCGGCGACCTGGCGTCGATCTGGGCCAACCTGACCCAACTGTGGAACGACACCGGCGGCAAGCTGGTCGGGGTCGTGCGCGACGCGATGGACTTCATCTACGGTGGCGTGATCAAGCCGGCATGGGATCTGGTCGTCGGCTACTTCAAGATGCAGCTCCGGATTATCGAGGGCGTCGCGGAGGCGTACTGGGACACGATCGTCGGCGTCTTCAGGCTGGCCTGGGATCTGGTCGTCGGGGTTGTGAAGGTCGGCTGGGATCTGGTGGTCGGCTATGTGAAGGCCGAGTTCGACATCGTGAGCGGCCTGTTCAAGGCCGGCTGGGACGTCATCGTCGGCATCGTGAAGATCGCCTGGGACCTGATCAAGGCGGCGATCAACGTCCCGCTGGACCTGATCAAGGATCTGCTGCAGGGCTTCATGGACCTCGTCACCGGCAAGTGGTCGAAGCTGTGGAAGGACTGCAAGCAAACCGCCGCCGACCTGTGGCACAACATCGAGTCCCTCATCGGCGGGGTCCTGGGTGACATCAAAACCATGGTCGCCAGGGGTGCAAGCGACATCTGGAACGGCTTCAAGTCCGGCGCCGAAGCGGCGCTGGGCGGGATCAAGAAAGCCGTCGGCGACGTAAAGGACACCGTCGTCGGGTTCTTCAAGGACGCCGGGAGCTGGCTGTACAACGTCGGCAAGGACATCATCCAAGGCCTGATCAACGGCATCGGCGACATGGCCGGCAGCGTCGGCAGTGCCATCGGCGACATCGGCTTGCAGATCTGGAGCAGCGTCAAGAGCCTGAACCCGTTCGCCCACGGCGGCGAAGTCGGCGCCGCGGCCACAGGCGGCGACCGCTCCGGCATGGTGCTCGTCGGCGAGCACGGCCCGGAGATCGTGAGGCTGCCGACCGGCTCCACGGTGCGCTCCAACCCCGACACGATGGCCGACCTGGCGGGCGGACGCGGCGGTGGTGGCGGGGTGGCGGCGCTGGAGTGGGTCGGGCCGGCCGGCGACGAGCTTTTCGAAATGGTCAAGCGGTGGATCCGCATCCGCGGCGGCACCGGGCCGAACTCGGTTCAGCAGGCCCTCGGGCAGAGTTGGTAGGAGACGACCTTGAGCTACAAGTGCTGGAACGTGCCGATGCCGACAGCGGCAGCCCCGTCGCCGCCCGCAACGGGCACCACGCTGAAGACGATGCTTCAGCTGGCCACGCCGTCCACCCGGCAGATCCAGCTGATTTCCTGGGGCTACACGCTGTCCGGACTGCCGGGCGCCGCATCGACGATCGAACTGATCCAGACCGACGTGGCCGCGACCGTTACCGCGCACGTTGCCTCCGGCATCGTCCTGCTGAACGACCCGAACGGCCCGGCGTCGCTGCTGACGCTCGGCACCTCGGCCACCGGCTACACTGCCTCGGCCGAGGGTACGGTCAACCACGCGGCTGCTCGACTGCGACCAGATTCCGGCCGCCTCCGGCTTGGTGCCGCTGGACTACGACTGGCGCGCCCAGGCCGGCTCGATCCGCGCCGCGGGCCTGCCCGACGCGTTCGCGCAGGCCGTGGAGACCG